CAACTGGTACTCAGACTCTTAAGATTAAGTCACTTCCAGCAGTAACCTCAGACGATACTGCTACGCAAGCATACTTCAGCATCGCGTTCGAAGATACTTGGAACCGTGCACAAAACTTTACAGCTAATACAATCGCACGTAAGTGGGAATTCTTCAACACCATCCCAACAGCTCCAGGCACATCACGTTATCTTTCAGAGCGTGGTCTAACTGTTGTTGACCAGGTAAGTGTTGTGGTTGTAGACGAAGATGGTATGTTCTCTGGTACTCCAGGAACAGTTCTTGAAGTTTACGAGAACCTTTCACGTGCTACAGACGCTATCGGTGAAGATGGTACTACATCCTTCTACAAGACAGTTGTCAATGACAACTCGCGTTATGTATGGGCAACTAATGACCGCGCCGAAGCTCCAACAACAACTGCTGCAAGCCTTGCAAATTCTACAACCTCTCTTCCATACTTTGAATCATTCATCGGTGGTCGTGATGGTATCACAGAAAGCACTGCAACGGTTGCTGCTCTAGCATCTGCTTATGATCTCTTTGCTGATGCCTCTTCGGTTGACGTATCGCTAATCATGGCTGGTAAGTCGGTTGGTGCATCGAACGGTGCTCAGCTAGCTAACTATTTGATCGACAATATCGCCGATGTTCGTAAGGACTGTGTGGTATTCGTATCGCCTCAGAAGGAAGACGTTGTCGGTACTGCTGTTGAAGGTGCGCAAGCTTCAAATATCGTAACATTCCGTCAGAGTGTACGTAATAGCTCGTATGCATTCATCGATTCTGGTTACAAGTATCAGTACGATAAGTACAACGATGTATATCGTTACGTTCCACTGAACGGTGATATTGCTGGTCTGACAGCTCGTTCAGACAACCTTCGCGATCCTTGGTACTCGCCTGCCGGTTACAACCGTGGTCAGATCAAGAACCTTGTAAAGCTCGCTTATAGCCCAAGCAAGACAGATCGTGATCTTCTGTACAAGAACGATATCAACCCAGTAATCACACAACCAGGTCAAGGAACGGTTCTGTTCGGTGACAAGACCGCTCTCGGTCGTGCAAGTGCATTCGATCGTATCAACGTACGTCGTCTGTTCATCGTTCTAGAAAAGACCATTGCTACTGCAGCAAATCAGATGCTCTTCGAATTCAACGACGAATTCACAAGAGCTCAGTTCCTAAACCTGATTGAACCATTCCTCCGTGATGTTCAAGGCCGTCGTGGTATCACAGACTTCCGTGTTGTTTGCGATGAAACAAACAATACTGCAGAAGTTATCGATACAAACCGCTTTGTTGGTGACATCTACATCAAGCCTGCTAAGAGCATCAACTTCATCCAGTTGAACTTCGTAGCTGTTCGCTCAGGTGTAGAGTTCAATGAAGTTGTTGGCCAGTTCTAATAAATAAAAGAAACTAGGAGGAAAAGCAAATGGCTTTTAATATTAATGAGATGAGAAGCCAACTGGTCTACGGTGGCGCTCGTCAGAATCTATTCCAGGTGCGTATCAACAATCCTGCGAATGCTTCTGCAGATCTCAAGACACCATTTATGGTTCAAGCTGCCCAGATTCCCGAGTCACAACTTGGTGTGATCCCTGTGTTCTACTTCGGCCGACAGATGAAGTTGGCCGGGGACAGAACGTTCGGTGACTGGACTGTTACAATTATTAACGATGAAGACTTCCTGATTCGTAACGCAATGGAAGAGTGGTCGAACCGCATCAACCGTCTAGAGCGTAACGTCCGTGAAATCAATCGTTATAAGTCCAATGCTACTGTAATTCAGTATGCTAAGGATGGTACACCTGTTCGTGAATATAAATTCGATGGAATCTTCCCAAGCGTTATTTCACCAATCGAACTAGATTGGGCAAATACCGACCAGATTGAATCGTTCCAGGTTACCTTCTCGTACGACTACTGGACAGTCAGTGGTGGAAGTACAGACAGAGCCGGTGGCGCCTAATAAGTAAGGGGTAACCATTCCCCTTATTTTTTTGTTATTTAAATTGGAGAACCCATGGCCGAATTATTTGGTTTTGAAATCAAGAGAAAAGTCGAACCAGTAGACATCCCTTCGTTTACACCTAAAGCAGCCGATGACGGTGCAATGGTTGTGGCCGAAGGCGGTGTTTATGGTACATTCGTCGATCTTGATGGTGCAGTTCGTACAGAAGCAGAGTTAGTAAATAAGTATCGTGAAATTGCAATGCATCCTGAGGTCGAGATGGCCGTCGATGATATTGTTAATGAGGCTATCGTTGCCGATCCTAAGAAAGAGATTGTCAGCCTTAATCTAGACGATCTTGAACAACCTGATAAAATTAAAAAATTAATTCAAGACGAGTTTGATAACGTTGTCGATCTTCTTGAGTTCAATCAGCGTGCATACGAGATCTTTAAGAAGTGGTATGTTGATGGCCGTCTGATCTATCATGCAATGATCGATGAAGAAAATCCACGCGAAGGTATTAAAGAACTTCGATACGTCGATCCACGTAAGATCCGTAAAGTTCGTACCGTCAAGAAGAGAAAAGTTTCTAAGGGCTCTAACGTAACCGTTCCACAGACCGGTGAAGAGTTCTACATCTATAACGAGAAGGGATTCGCCAAAACAGCCGGCGTTCCTAATAACGTTGCTCCCTTCCAGGATACCGGTGCACAGGGTCTAAAGATTGCTATTGACTCTATTGTCAACGTATCATCTGGTCTTGTCAACGTAAACGGTGACCTTGTTATTGGTTACCTACAAAAAGCAATTAAACCACTGAACATGCTGAAGGCGATGGAAGACTCGTTGGTCATCTATCGTATCTCACGTGCTCCTGAACGTCGTATCTTCTATATCGATGTTGGTAACCTTCCTAAACCGAAGGCTGAACAGTATCTTCGTGATGTTATGACACGTTTCAAGAACAAGGTTGTGTATGACTCATCGACCGGTGAGATCAGAGATGACCGCAAACATATGACCATGCTAGAAGATTTCTGGCTTCCACGTCGTGAAGGCGGTAAGGGTACAGAGATCACCACCCTCCCGGGTGGGCAGAACCTTGGTCAGATGGATGACGTAACGTACTTCCAGAATAAACTCTATAAGTCGTTGAACGTTCCTATCGGCCGTATGGATCCATCTGCACAGTACAGCTTCGGTCGTGCTACAGAGATCACCAGAGACGAAGTTAAGTTTGCTAAGTTCATTACACGTCTAAGAATGAGATTCTCGGATCTGTTCACACGTATCCTTGAGAAGCAACTGATCCTGAAGGGTATCATTACCTCAGAAGATTGGGCAGAGTTCAAGACCAACTTCAAGTTTGAGTATGCCGAAGACAACCACTTCGCCGAACTGCGTACTACTGAGATCCTTCGTGATCGTGTTTCGATGCTTCGTGATGTGGATGACTATACTGGCAAGTACTTCTCACATGAATGGATCCGTCGTAATGTTCTTTATCAGACAGATGAGGACATGAAGGAAATTGACGAGCAGATTGCACAAGAAGTAGATAATCCACAATACAACCAACCAGAGATTGGACCTGATGGTCAACCAGTTCCTGGAACCGGCATGCAGCCAGATGATGCAGGTACTCCACCTAGCGAACCTGCTGCTCAACCACCTAAGGATGCGGACTTTGGTCCTGCAGTACCTGATGTGGTGAAGAAACCGGCTTGATTATAAATAAAAAGAATATGGAGAAAAGTTATGCCAACTGTTGACGATTTAATTAATACAGCACTAGAACAGCAACCAACCAAGTTTGCTTCGGTGTTTAATGATATTATGGGGCAAAAAGCCACTGAAGCACTCGACGCGATGCGTACAGGTGTAGCGCAGGGCATTTATGCTTCGGAAGAAGATTTAGAACCAGAAGATCAAGACACTGAAGATCTTGACGATGACATTGACGACGACGAGTTCGATGACGTTGATGATCTAGACCTGGACGACGATTTAGAATTTGATGACCAAGATTTAGAAGGACTGGACGACGATGGCGAAGACGCTTAAGGATTTCTTAGAAGGTTACTTGAAAGTTAAGTCTGCCGATGAACAGAAGTTTATCGACAAGCACGTAACTGTAAAGAATCCGGATCGTAACGGCAACGGCGATGATGTCTTCAAAGGCAGCACCAAGGCTATTGACCGTCGTAAAGAACGCAAGGGCTATAACCCAGGCGAAGACGAAAAGGTCTATGAAGAGCTAAAGGGTAACCAGCACAAGATCGATGCCAACAAGAACGGCAAGCTCGATGCTCATGACTTCAAGCTTCTTCGTAAGAAGAAGAAAGTTGCTGAAGAAGCTGAACAGATCGACGAGATTCTAGATACGCCAGAAAAGGTTGCCGATTATAAAGCCAAGGCTGAAAAATCTTTCAAGAAAAATATCTGGAAGGGTGGAGAAAAGGCACATAGAACTACTACAAAACGTCTCTATGGACTCTCTCATCCTAAGGTAGCGAATGAAGAAGCTGAGCAGATCGACGAGCTTTCGAAGAAGACTCTTGGGTCGTATGTGAAGAAAGCATCCGGCGCTGAACAGCCAAAGAATGTAATGTCACCAAAGAACGTTCCTCTGACTAAAATCGCTGCATACCAAGGCGATAGTGAAACAGGACACTTCGGTAAAAGATTTAACCAAGCAACCTACGATAAAGCAGAACGTCTTCGTAAGAACCGTCAGACAGGAATTACAAGAGCTGCTGATAAACTTGCCAAGGAAGAAGTAGAGCTCGAAGAAAAGCTAACTGCCAAGACTCCTATGGGAACATACATCAAGGACTTCCAAAAGTCTGATGCTCCTCAGTTCAAGGGCAAGTCACCCGCAAAACGCCGCGTAATGGCTATTGCTGCTAAGTTGACAGCCGAACGCGGTGGCAAACCAC